GTACCATCTTGTGAAATTCCATCTTCAATCTGTTTTGAATATCGTGCATCTCCTCTATCAAAATATTCGGTTGGAATTGAAGCTGCATTACTTCCAGCTGATGGGGATTCACCGAATAACTTACCTCTTATTGCATCTTTAGCTGCTCCTATCAATTTACCAGCTGCTTGTTGTGCTATCGTTTTAGGAGTACCTCCACTTAATAAGTTACCCACAAATGAACCAGCTGCATCTGATTTGATTTTAGCTAATTCTTCAGGATATTTTACCATTTCAACTTTTCCTAATCTATCATCATAAGAAGTTGGAATTATTGTTGTTGGTATTCCTAATTTTGAATTTACTTTATCTCTTAAATCTTTTATTTTACCACCTATTAAACCACCATCAGGTGTTTCTGAGAATGAAGCTCTCATATCTTCTACATCTTTAGTAGAACGATTTGCTATTCTTATTGCTTCATTACCATATAATAGGGGATTATTTAGTTCTACGGCAGATTTGATTCGTAAACCACTTACTTCTTGTTCTAAAAAAGTATCTGGATTTGTTTCGATGTTTGTATCGACTGTACTGCTTCTAAATAATTCTAATATCGTTGGCATAATTTATTTCCTTATACTAATCCAAATGAATTAGATGTTTTTTTCTCAACAACTTGTTGGATTCCATCTGTAACTGCTTTTCCATCCATAGATATATTTCCACTCTGCCTAACCGCTTGTATTAGTACATCCATTTTAGCTAATAATTCTTTATTAGATGATGATTCCGATTCATCTCCTCCAAATAAACCTCCTACAAAATCACCAATACCACCAATTGCGCCACCAATTGCTTCACTAATTCCACCAGCATCGTTTACAGCGTTTGCAGCCATACCGATTGGAGTCATTCCAATCATTTTACCCATAAACCCATCACCGAATAAATTAGATTTTTCTTGAACTACAGGTTTTGTTATGTCTGGAGCTTGTGGTATTAATTCAGCTGAAGCTTGTGGTATTAATTCAGATGGTGTTTTAGTAGCTATTAACGTATCTTCTGGGTCTGTTGATATTATGTTACCATTTTGTACGATACCATCATCAATAGAACCTGCTACCTTCAGTTGTTCTGCTTCAAGAGATTGTTCCCCCGCCGTACCCATTGTAGATGTAACATCCGCAGAAGCAACTTCTGGGTCTGGTACTTCTTCATCATCACTAAACCAACTAAATGGATTTAATCCAGCTAAGTAATCTATAGCTTCCATTATAGGGCCTACTATATATTGCTGAACAAGACTTCCTATATAATTAAATCCTTCTATCAATGGGTTTAGTAACATTCCAAAGAATTCTACCATAGGGTCTATTATAGTTCCCATAATAAATGAACTTAACATATTAAATCCTTCAACAATTGGTCCTATCAATGATTTACCAAATTGTATCATAGGTTTTATAACATTATTCATTATAACTCTACCAACTGCTTGTAATCCTGCAAATAAGATTCTGTAAGGAAGAGTTAAAATCTTTCCTATCTTCATAAATAAATCCCCTACAGGAGCTAATACGTTTTTGACTCTATCAAATATTGATGAGAATATTCCTCCAATACTATCACCCACTCCACCAAATAAATTACTGAAGAAACTTCCGATTGATGGGAACATATCCACTATAGTCTCATAAAGTAGAGTTGGTATTGCATAAAAGAACCTTAAAATACTTTCACCTATACTCATTAGTCCATCTCCAATTAAACTGAAATCTCCAGTAAATATTCCTTTAAATACATCATATATACCTGATACAGCACCTAGTACCATTTTTAATGTATTTGAAAAGACATTAATTGCGAATGTTAGTGGACCTGCTAATAGAGTTCCTATAGTTTCAAATACTGCACCTATTCCAGCACCATCACCAAAAATATCAGACATTATATCTTGAATTGGTTTAAATGCATCCATAATTCCTTGAATAGCGTTACCAATCGGAGCAAAGAAACCTTTTATAAGTTTCATTATAGGTGATAATAACCCCATTATCATTTTACCAACAGGCATAAATGTCATCAATATATCTGAACCTATAGCTGATAGTTGATTAGCCATTTTATCAAATTCAGATTGCATTTGTTGATTAGCAATAACCGATTCTGTTTGTTTCTTTAAATCTTCATCCGATATATCTGAAAGTTCCTTACCACTAGCTAATAATTCCTCAGCTGCTTTCATTTGGTCTGCATCTAACTTACCAAATTGTTTTCTAAGATTTAATTGTTTTTGTATTTCTGCAACAGGCATACCACTAGCTTTAGCTATGGCATCTAATTGAAATTTGTTTACATTATTTAAATCAACTGTTTTTTCTAATGTATCTAATACGGATTGTTGAGCTCCTACTATATTACCTTGAGCTGCTAATTCTCTTGCTTTGTTAAAGTTTATAGATTTACCTAACATAGCAGATGCCGTTAATTCATTTGTTATGCTACTTTCGAAATCTAATAAATTATCAGATACTTCAGCTGCCTGTTTTAGTGATGTACCCATTTTAGCAGCTTGAATAGCTGCTTTTGTTAAGTTACCAACTGAACCTTGGAAATAGGTAGCTGCAACTTCAGCACTATTGGCTATATCAGCCATTACTTTACCAGGCGCTACACCAGCTAATTGAGATGCTAATGCAACTTGTTGGACTTGATATTGGGCTTGTTCAGCTGATAATCCAGCCATATTTTGGAATACCTCATTAGCTCCTATAGAAGCTTGAGTAGCTATTCCCATATTTTTATTTAATGCTACTACAGATGTTAATACTTCTTTTGATGGTTGTACTAATCCTTCAAATTGATTCGTAAATTCAGCAGCTACCTTAGCTACCTCTCCCATTGAAGCTCCCAAAGCTACTGTAGATTTATATGATTTTAGAATAGTAGTATCTAATCCATCTGTTTGAGAACGAAGTAATCCAGTTTCTTCTCTAAATGCTTTAGTAGCATCAGCCATTTTTTTGAATGCAATTATCCCAACTCCTATTAATGCAGCGGCTGCAGCTGCAGCCAATAAATATGGATTAGCTAATAGAGGTGCTAATTGTTTAGATAAACCAGCCATTCCTCCCCTCATTCCACCAGCAAAAGATTTCATAAATCCTTTCTGTTGACTCATACCTCTTTTAAACATTGTACCAAATCCTTGTTGGAATCCACCTGCTAGTGAATCCATACTATTTCTGATTGAATCGGCTGGAATTAGGTTACTTAATGCTCCTCCTAGTACTGGAATTTCTGCTAATTGTCCTTTTAGATTATCTGCTCCATCTGAAAATCCATCTGCTATACCTTGGGTTACTGTTGCAACTCTTCTTAGTACTGCTATTTTTTGTTTTTCAACCTTTAACGAATTTTGTGATGCGTTTAACATTGTTATAGCATCATCTTTTAACTTATTATTTATACCAAAGTTACTTTTGAGTATAGCTTTTTTTTGGTTTTCAAGTTTAATTAATCCGTTATTAATATCTTCTTCTGATTGTATATCACCTAATATTCTTTTGGTTAGCTGAGTTTGTCTTTCTAAAGCACGATTTCGTTTGTCCGATTTATCGTTCAATTCATCCATCATCTTATTTAAAGATGAGGTTAACTCTTTAAGTTCTTTTAACTCCTCTGCTCCCATTTAGATTTTTAGATATATTTTTTTAGTGCTGCTGGTATTTTATACCCCTTTTTTTCTAATGTATCAATATTCTTTTTTAAATCACCTAAAGCTTTATCACCATCTTTCAATGCTTGAGCGATAGTTTTATCATTTTTTAAAGCTTTAGATACACTTCTTTTAAATAATCTAGCTAATAAACCTTCTTTAAGATTATATTTAGATTTTATTTCATTAAAAATAGCTTTCTCTTCTTTAGTTGATTTCATAAGTTTCTCCTATGTAGTTTAATTCTTATATAAATATAGTATAAAAAAAAAGTGAGGAATTATTTCCTCACTCTTACATTTGGTTTTCGGGTTGATGTTTTTTTCATCGAGTCTTCCTGTTGTTTCTTTTCACCTTTTTTAGCATCCACTAACTTTTTGAAGTGGAACATTCTAATGTGAACAGGCATCTTATATACATCTTTAAATGTGTAACCATTTCCATAGTAACACATCTCAAATATTTGATTATGTAATACAGATGAGTAGTTACTCGGAAGGCCAAAAAAACCCAACCCCCATGGGTATAGGAGTTACCTCCCTTTCTCCACTTATAGGGTTATCGTACTCAAATTCCATCTTCATATCAGGTTGGATGCCTTTAATATGATTCCTGAATTCTCGTGTATCTCTTGCTAAGAACTTATTACTGATAAAATCAACTATAGATTTAGTATCTTCTTTACCATCTATAGATTTAATCATATAACGATATCTAGTAGTTAGTTCTGGAGTTACACCACCTTTATTTAATCTAGTCATAGCTTTTACATCAGCATCAATCTTTTTTTCATCACCATGTGATAGTAATTTAAAAACGATTTTGTTTTTACCTATTGGTGTTACAAAGTTATATTCGTTTTTACTATTTAGTTTAGATGCATCTACTCCGTTTGTTTCTACTTTTGATAAATCAATAGATACTTTATCTGTACCACCATCCTCTGATGGAAGTTCAACATTATATTGTGCACCATATCCTAATACTCTTGTTGCTAATACAATTGCGTTCTTATCACCAATTAAGATATCATCTGGATTAATAGATGAATCAGCTATAATTGATTCAAATAACATATCCAATACTACACCTTTTTTGATTAAGTTCTGAGAAGATAGTATTTCTTCTTCTCTCGCTGTCATATATTTGATTTCTATCTCACCTTTTGAAAGTGGACTATCGGTTGGATAACCTTTACCCTCTGAAGGTAAACTGATTACTTCCGTTGGGAAATCATACGTTTTCTTTTCTGCCATAATAAATAACTCTTATTTGTTTGTATATAAATATATAAAAGTTAAAAAAGTAGAAAAAAAAAGGTTCTCACTAAGAGAACCTTTTAAATCAAAGTATATTTAAAGTATATTTTAGAATTCTAATATTGCGTAATCGTAAGATAACGTTAATGTAATCTCAGCTGGGTCATTAGAAGCCCAATCTAAGTCATTGAATGCTGCTGATGTAATAAATGCACCTTTAAGAGTCCATTGTTCAATCTTATCACCTACAGGTCCTAACATAAAGAAGTTTACATCTTTCTTATAGAAATCTGCGTATCCATCTCTACCAGTAAGGGATTCATGTGATGTTCTCACCCATTCCATTACTTGTTGTGCTCCTGAAGGTACGATTGGGTCATACATAGTAATCTCTACATCTTGCCACTCACCTTTTCCTTTAAGCTTTCTTTTTACATTGATATGGTCTAAAGTTACGGGTTCGAATGAAATCGTAGGTCTGTTAGCCGTTTTTATTAAATATGAATCTATACCATCAATGTTCATGATGAACCTATTTTTCATCTTCGGTTCAAAGTTGGTATAAAACATTTCGTTGAATTCTAATACTTCTGCCATTTTGTTTTCTCCTTTATTATACTAATAAATATATAAATTTCTTTTTTTCAAAATTATGCCGAGAACGATGCTCCAGTTGGTAATATGTTAAAGTCTATTACTATGAATTCAGCCGTTTTCGTAGGTTGTAAGAATATTTGTCCTGCTAAGATATTTCTATCGATAACATCAGGAGTATTATTACTTTCGTCCATTACTACTTTGAATGCGTATAACCCTTGTCTTTGTTGTACACCTTCTAAATAAGGTTGTACAGTGTTAATAAATCTGTTACGAGTTTGAGCGGTGTTTTGCTCAAATACTAAATAACGAGATGTACTAGCCACAAACTTTTTTACTTTGATTAATAATCTTCTAACATTGATTCTATCTAAAGCGGATGCTTTATCTTGCAATGTCTTTTGTCCAAATGCTACAATACCTTCGCCAGGGAATGAAGCGATTGGATTTACTTTACTTTCATAAAGTGTATCTCTTTCAGCGTGCGTTAATCTGTTTAATACAGAAACTGCTCCTACGATACCACCTCTATTTAAACCAGCAGGTGCGAACCATTCAGCTGCCAACCTATCGTTAGCTGCGAATATACCTGGCATCAATACTGATGGTGGAACTGCTGTTAATTTATTTGTATTAACATCAATTGTTTTAACCCAAGGGTAATAAACACCAGCGTAGTTTGAATCAACTGCTTCAGCTTGTGTTGTAGCTTGTGATATAGTATCGTTTACTGAAGTTACATCTCCAATAAAGAATGCATCTTGTCTAGCTTCTACCATATCTACTACTTTACCAAATACATAAGAGTGTAATCTTCTTACAACACCTGGTGTAGCTACTAAGTTGATATCAAAATCATCAGGGTTAGAAATTGCGTTAATTGCTTTAACATATGCAATTGAACCACTAGCAGTAGAAGATGATAAATCATATCCTTGCGAATTTCCAGATGAAATATTTGAACCTAATTGTTTTCTAGTCGTTGGTGAACAACCATCAAATCCACTTTGGAATCCGATAGTAAATTGTCTCTTAGCGATATCTACTGCAGCTGAACCAGTCATTTCATAAGAAAGTGTTGAATCAAATGCGAATATTGAGTTTGAACCTGTTCCAGAGTTATTTGGAATCGGTGCTAAGTAATTGTTGTTATCTATTTTAGTTGTTGCTGTTTCTACATCGATACCAGCAAAGTTCAATTTAGAACTAGCAGTATTACTATCAGAGTTTGTTCTGAATGTTGCCGCTGGAACTATTTTATTTTCTGAACCAGTTGAATCTCCACTTACAGCTATAGGATTTAGATACTCAGCGTGTCCAAATGGTGCTGCTGATATTGGGAATGAACCTTCTTCAACACATTCTACATAGATGTGTTTAGAGTTGTTCACATAATCACCTGTTTCAGTCATTTTCCCATTTGCATCTATAGAGATAACTCTATCACCGATTACTTTCTTAATGTAATTAGGTGAAGCTGGGTCTAAATTTAGATTATTGAATGTTTCTAATACATTCTTTCTTTTATCTGTATCACTAAACTTTCTTACTGCAATTGAGAATGTTGCGTAATCTGTAGCTGCTGTTGAACCAGCTGCTTTTACATTAAAGATAGATATCTTTACGGCTTGGTTCGTATCAGTACCATGTCCTAAAGTGTGAAATCTAAATAGATTGTGTCTATCTCCAGATATAAGTTGTGATTTAATATATGGTGTCGTTGCTCTTTGCTCATTAAATGCAAAATCTTGGTCTGCTAAAGAAACGAACTCTACAGATGAACCACTAGCTGCGAAGAACCCTGCTTGGTCTGTTGCTGCTTTTTCGAAGTATTTGTATGCATATACTTTTTTACCTCCTAGTGGTGATTCACCAAATACATCAGAA